GAATTTAGACAAAAGGTACTTTCTGGTGAAATACCAGTTTGCAGAGAGATATCTATGCAAATGAATCGTATAGATGACAGAATAAATGATCCTAGATTTTACTATGATGATAAAGCCATAGATGGTTTTGTAGCTTTTTGTGAAGAAGAGCTAACTTTAACTGATGGTAGTGATTTACATTTATTACCATCTTTTAAATTATGGGCTGAGGATTTATTTTCTTGGTTTTACTTTATAGAAAAAAGTGTTTACGTTCCTGGAAAAAAAGGAAAAGAAGGCCATTATGAAAATAGAACTATAAAAAAGAGGCTTACAAATAAACAGTTTTTAGTAATACCGAGAGGTGCTGCTAAATCTATGTACGATTCTTGCATACAGCAGTTTGGATTGAATGTTGATACATCAACCACATACCAAGTAACAACTGCCCCCACAATGAAACAAGCAGAAGAGGTTATGTCCCCAATAAAAACTGCTATAACTAGAGCTAGAGGGCCATTATATCAATTTTTAACTGAAGGATCTATAAATAATACAACTGGTTCTAAAGTTAATCGTGTAAAATTAGCTTCTACTAAAGAAGGAATTGTAAATTTCTTAACTGGATCTAAATTAGAAGTTAGACCAATGTCCATAGACAAGTTACAGGGACTTAGAAATAAATATTCTACAGTAGATGAATGGCTTTCTGGAGATATTAGGGAAGACGTAGTTGGAACATTGGAGCAAGGTGCTAGTAAGATAGAGGATTATATCATAGTCGCTACAAGTTCGGAAGGAACTGTTCGTAATGGTCCTGGAGACACAATCAAAATGGAACTTATGGACATTCTTAAAGGGGAATATGATAACCCTCATGTTTCTATTTGGATTTATAAGTTAGATTCAATCGATGAGGTAGCATATCCAGATATGTGGATAAAAGCTAATCCTAATCTTGGTAAAACTGTAACCTATGAGACATATCAAACAGAAGTAGAGAGAGCTGAGAAAGCTCCTGCAGCTAGAAACGATATATTAGCTAAAAGATTTGATATACCGATGGAAGGATATACATATTTCTTTACTTATGAGGAAACTATACCTCATAGAAGAAGACAATTTTGGAAAATGCCATGTGCTATGGGTGCAGATATGTCGCAAGGTGATGATTTCTGTGCGTTTACATTCTTATTTCCACTTGCTAGAGGCGAGTTTGGTATAAAAACCAGAAGTTACATTACAGAATTAACTTTAATGAAATTACCGTTAGCTTTACGTAACAAATATCAAGAATTTATAGATGAGGGAAGTTTAATTATTATGCCTGGAACTGTTTTAGACATGATGCAGGTATATGATGACTTAGAAGAGTATATTGAAAAGTCTGAATTCGAGATAATTTGTTTAGGCTATGACCCATATAATGCTGCTGAATTTGTCCAGCGTTGGGAAAGAGAAAATAGTGCTTATGGTAGTGTTGTTGTTAAACAGGGAGCAAGAACTGAGTCGGTTCCTTTAGGAGAATTAAAGAAATTGGCAGAAGAAAGAATGTTATTGTTTGACGAACAACTAATGTCATTCGCTATGGGTAATTGTATAACGCTAGAAGATACAAATGGCAATAGGAAACTTTATAAAAAGAGAAGAGAAGAAAAGATCGATAATGTTGCAGCGTTAATGGACGCTTACGTTGCATACAAATTGCACAAGGAGGACTTTTAAAAATGCAAAATATTTATTCTTATAGACCAGTGTTTAATTCTAATGATACTTTAATACATTATGGTGTTAAAGGTATGAAATGGGATGAGAGTAAGAGGAGAAGAACTACTGACGATACTATTGTATTAAAGAGCAATCCTACTGAACAGGATAAAGCTCATAATTATGAAGTATTCAGAAACGCTCAGAAAGCAGCACAAGCAGAAAAAGATCAAAAAGTAAAAGACAATAATTATAAAAGTATAGTTGAAACCGCTGGGCAAATACAAAATCGTATTAAAGAGATTGCTAATAATCCTGTTTCTAAATTTATTAATAAACACATAGTTCCAAGATCTACAATATTAAAAGGTATATCGGATGCTGCTGCTAGATTAGATGCTGATTTTAAATCTGGAGAATTTAGATCTATATTAAGAAAAAAAGGAGTAAATGTGTAATAAACATTAAAGGAGAGTAAATCAAAATGAGTATGATTGACAGAATAAAAAGCGGTTGGAATGCTTTTATGAATAAAGACCCCACACCAGAATATGGTTATGGAATGGCTAATAGCGTCAATCCAGATAGAGTAGTGCTAACTGGTGGTAATGAACGAAGCATATTAACTACAATCATCACTAGACTTTCCTTAGATGTCTCTGCTATTTCTATAAAACACATTATAGTTGACGAAACTGGTAGATTTGTTAAAGTAGAAGACGATAGTCTTAATCAATGCCTCACGGTAGAGGCTAATATAGATCAAACAGGACGACAATTCATATTTGATGCATGTGCATCGATGCTGGATGAAGGAGTTGTTTGTCTACTGCCAACAGATACTACCGTTAATCCCAATGATACAGAATCTTTTAAGATAAATAAGATGCGAGTTGGAAAAATAGTAGAGTGGTATCCTAAACATGTTAAGGTTGATGCTTATGATGAGAGGGATGGACGCCACAAGCAAATAATTGTTGAGAAACGTTTTGTTAGTATAATAGAAAATCCATTCTATTCTATAATGAATGAACCGAACTCAACATTCCAGAGACTTAGAAGAAAGTTAGTACTTTTAGATAGAGTTGATGAGGCTTATGGTTCTAATAAATTGAACCTAATAATCCAATTGCCTTATGTTGTTAAAACTGAGAGGAAGATGGAACAAGCTCAACAACGATTAGAATCGATAGAATCTCAATTATCCTCTAGTCCAAGAGGAATAGCATATACTGACGCTACTGAGAAAATTACTCAGCTAAATAGGCCAGTCGAAAATCAGCTATTAGAGCAAATTGAGTATCTGACGAGAACGCTATACAGCCAGTTAGGTATCAATGAGGAAATCTTAAATGGAACTGCTGATGAAAAGACAATGACCAATTATATGTCAAGGATAATTGAGCCTATATTGTCAGCTTTTGTTGACGAAATGAAGAGAAAGTTCTTGTCAAAAACTGCAAGAACACAAGGCCAATCTATAGCATTCTTCACGGATCCATTTAGATTGGTTCCCATTACGCAAATCGCGGAAGTTTCAGATAAACTATCTCGTAATGAGATTATGTCATCTAATGAAATCCGTCAGCGTCTGGGACTTATGCCGTCAAGCGACCCTAAAGCGGATGAACTTAGAAATAGTAATATGCCGCATGAGGAAGATGGACCTAGCGCATCTGCTCCTGTATCACCATTAGGGTTAGTAAGTCTTGATAACAATTCTTAATTAAATCTTATAGGAGGAAAGTAAGCATGAAATTTTCATACGATTTCGGTGGTTGGGCTACTAAAGTCGGAGTCTTGTGCTCTGATGGAAGAACAATCATGAAAGACGCATTTAAAGAGTGCAATGGGCAGAAAGTACCTTTAGTATGGAATCACGAACATAATAGCAGCGAAAATGTGCTAGGACATGCTCTATTAGAAAATCGCGATGACGGAGTTTATGCGTATTGTACATTTAATGCTACCGAAAACGGCCAGAATGCTAAAATTTTAGTTCAACATGGTGACGTTAACGCATTATCAATCTATGCTAATAAGCTTCAACAAGATGATAATCGAAACGTATCACATGGAATAATTAGAGAAGTAAGTTTAGTATTGGCCGGTGCAAATCCTGGTGCATGCATTGATTCCATCATGTATCATGGAGAAGATGGCGCAGATCCTACCGAAGCAATCATTCATACTAATGAGTTAATTGATTGTTTAGAACACGGTGAGATTGACCTATCTGATGAAGATGAGCAAGAGGAATCAGGTAAAGAAGATGGCAAGGATGGAAATCAAAATGATGACCAAATTGCCCACGCAGAAAATCAGGAGGACAATAAAGTGGCTGATACACAAGCACAATCAAACAGCACTTCAACTACTGATGATGGAAAAACTGTTCAAGATGTACTCGACACATTAAATGATGAGCAGAAACTTGTAGTTGAGGCACTAATTGGCGAAATTCTCGCTGCAAAAGCAAATAATAATGGAGGAAATGAAGAAATGAAGCAAAATGTATTTGACAACGATCAGTCAAATGGGGAAGAAGTAATGATTCACGATGCTTTGAATGCTATCCTTGCAGATGCTAAGTCACAAGGTGGTCTTAGAAACAGCTATCTTGCACACGCTGCAGAGTATGGTATTGAGGGTATTGATTTACTCGAGCCTGAGTATAAAGAACTTAATGCAACTCCTCGTATAATTGACAATCAGCCTAGAGGCTGGATCCAAACAGTAGTTAGCGGTGTACACAATACACCATTTGCAAAGGTTCGTATGACATTTGCTGATATTACTGCTGATGAAGCTAGAGCAAAAGGTTATATCAAGGGTAAGTATAAGAAGGAAGAGGTAATTTCTTTACTTCGTAGACAAATCAACCCTACAACAATCTACAAGAAACAGAAGTTTGATAGAGATGATCTTGTAGACATCGATTTCAATGTAATCCCTTGGATTAAGAATGAGATGAATATCAAGCTTGAGGAAGAGAAGGCTAGAGCTTATCTATTTGGTGATGGAAGATCTTCAGCTGATGATGATAAGATCAGAGAAGATTGTATCATTCCAATCGTATCTGATGAAGACCTCTTCACAATCAAGTATGAAGTAACACCTGAGCAGGATGAGACACTTGAGCATGCTCTTATCACAGCAGCAGTAAAGGCTCAGGATGATTATCAAGGTTCTGGTAATCTTACAGCTTTCATCGAGACAAAGCAAGTTACCAAGATGCTTCTTATGGAAGATAAGTTTGGTCATAGACTTTATCCAACACTTACAGATCTTGCTTCTGGAATGGGTGTTAATAAGATTGAGAAGGTTCCAGCTGGAATCGTTCCTAATGGAGTATATGGTGTAATCGTTGACCTTTCAGACTACAATGTAGGTATGAAGGATATGGGTCGTACAAACTTCTTTGATGACTTCGATATCGATTACAACCAGAATAAGTACTTATTGGAGACACGTCAATCAGCAGCACTTACAGTACCTTACTCAGCTATCGTACTTAAGGAAGCTAACTAATCAAATGGAGGTAAAATTCAATGACAGCAGCAGAGAGAGATGCAAAGAGACAAGAGCAATTTGCAAAGCTTAAGAGAAATTTCAACGAAGCTAGAAATAAGAACGTTGGAACATATGTTGTTAGTGGTAATGCTACTAATAACAAACTATATGACAAGGATGAGACTGGTAAGGAGCAGATTCTTGCTTCTGTGGCTAAAGATCTCTTCCTTAATGGTCAATTAGTTGTTGATGTTAACGGCAATCTATTTGAACCCATTGGTCTTGTTGGTACAACAGTAATGACAGCTAATGTTGGTTCAGGAACTGATATCGTTGTTACTTCATGGGAGACTAAGGACGACTCATTATCTTAATAGAGGTGTAGTATGATAAATAAGTTTAGAGGCAAAGTTGGATTTGCTATAGTTGAGGAAGAAGAGCCTGGGATTTATTCGCCTACTACTATAAAGGAACGCGAATATACAGGTGAGACGGTTAAGTGGGTTTCCAAATGGCAGATCGGAGATGGGATTAATGATAATCAGAGTTTAGAAAACCAGATTAGTATAATCGCTGATCCCTTTGCCTTTGAACATTTTACCAACATAGTCTATATCGAATTTATGAAATCAAAATGGAAAGTAAATTCGGTAGAAATACAACACCCTAGATTGGTGTTATCAGTTGGAGGTGTATACAATGGACAACAACCAGACGAATAAGACCAATGCTGATAGACGTAGAGAACTACAGTCTATATTGGAAGGCATCATGGAAGGTAACAAAGTATATTTTCAACCTCCATCTAATGTTAAAATGTCCTATCCTTGCATTCGCTATAAATTAGCGGACATTGAAACAAGGAATGCAGGAAACAAAAAATACAAAACTATGAATCGTTATGAGGTTATACTGATTGATAGTAGTCCAGTTAGCAAGTATCTAGATCCAATTATGGAATTAGAATATTGTAGCTTTGAAAGGACATATTCTGCAGATAACCTAAATCATTACGTATTCACTATATTTAAATAGGAGGACTAAAAAATGTCAAAATTAGTATTCGACGCAGCTGGCGAGAGATATTTTGAGACTGGTGTGTCTAAGTGTGTACTATTTCCTCACAGTGGAGACGCTGCTACAGGTTATAGAAAAGGTGTAGCTTGGAACGGTATCACGAACATTACAGATAAGCCATCTGGTGCAGAGGCAACTCCACTTTGGGCAGATAACATTAAGTATCTTAATCTATTCTCAGCAGAGCAATACGCAGCTTCTATTCAGGCTTATACATATCCTGATGAGTGGGCTGAGTGCGATGGCTCAGGAAAGCCTGATGGAGAACTTTCTAATGCTGTATCATTAGGACAGCAACCTAGAAGAATGTTCGGTCTTTGTTACAGAACAGAAATCGGAAATGACCAGGATAATAGACTTGGTTATATGCTTCATTTCATTTACAACGGTAAGGCATCTCCATCAGAGAAAGCTTATAACACAGTAAATGATTCACCAGAAGCAATCCAGTTTAGTTGGGAAGTATCTACAACTCCGGTTGAAGTTGAAGGATTTGAGCCAACAGCTTGCATCACTGTTGATAGTAGAAAGGCAACCAAAGAGCAGATGAAAGCTCTTGAAGACTATGTTTATGGTACAGATGAATCTGAACCTACATTCCCTTCACCAGCTAAGATTCTAGAATTTTTTCCCAGTGCAGGCTCAGGGATAGACGTAAAGGTATCACCTGAGCTAGGTACAACTGAGATACTAGGAAAGCTAGTTAGTGAACTACAAGAAGGAATTTCAATTTCTCAACTTTCTTCTGATACTACATATGGAATTTCAGGTACTCTTCATTATGTTGAAGACTATACAGAATTCTCTAGCAATCCAGATGAGCAGCAGGGTAATTACATTGCTCTTAAGTTCGAGGACGAGGAAGGTGCTACAACAACAGTTGAGATTGTTGGAGGTACTTCAGGACCAGTTACCCTTGATTCAGACAAACAATGGGTTGGACTTATTAGAAACAATGAGCAGTCTATTAGAGTTATCTCTACTAAGGGCTCAGATAGTATTACTAAGACATTTAGCCTTACAAGCTTAACACTTGAAGCTGCAGGCTAATATGATAACTTGAGGGGGTCTACTATTGTGGATCCCTTCTTAATTTTTTTAGAATTGAAAGGAGATTAGTGTAATGTTAAAGAAGACTATTACATATGAAAATTTTGATGGAGAGCAAGTAACTGATGTATTAGAGTTTAACTTGACAAAGACAGAGCTTACAGAAATGAATTTGGCACAATCAGGCGGTTTAGATAAGTTTATTGAGAGAATCGTTAAGGAAGAGGATCAGAAGAAGATCTATGACCTGTTCAAAGATCTTGTCGTTAAGTCATATGGACATAGATCTGAAGATGGCAAGAGATTTATTAAGGTTGAGAACGGTCACTCTCTTGGCGAAGAGTTTACAGAGACTGCAGCTTTTGATGCCCTTATGGTTGAGATGCTTACATCTGAAGATGCTAAGACAGCAACTGATTTCATTACAGGAATTATTCCTAAGGACATCGCTGCTCAGGTTAAGGCACAGCCAAATGCTATACCTTATAACAATCCAGCTGTAACACCAGTTCAATAGACTGATGCCTTTAATAATAGATATACCATCTGGCGAGTATTATGATGAAGAGAAAGAGGAATTTGTCGATGTTAAGGGAGCTAGATTAAAGCTGGAACATTCCCTAATCGCAATTTCAAAATGGGAAGCAAAATTTCACAAAGCATTCTTAGTCAAGAAAGAAAAAACCCTTTATGAAATGCAATACTATGTCAGATGCATGACAATAACACAAAATGTAGATCCTTTAGTATATAATTTTCTTTCTGATGAAAATTACAAGAAGATTGCTGAATACATAGAGGATCCAATGTCTGCTTCTACCATCAACAGATTAGATAAAAAGAATAATAAACCTATAATGGAGGATACCATTACGTCGGAGCTTATTTATTATTGGATGGTAGCGGCACAAATACCTTTTAAATGTGAGACATGGCATTTAAATAGGTTACTTAAGCTTATCGAGATATATAATGTTAAGAATGAAGATCCCGAAAAGCACAAAATGTCAAAGAGTCAAATATTAGCTAGAAATAGAGAGTTGAATGAACAGAGGAGGCGGCAACTCGGTACGAAGGGGTAAAAATGCCAACAATAGAATTAACTGCTAAAGGTGACTTAGGAAAAACGGAAAATTTTCTACAAAGATGCCTTCATATTTTTAATGCCAGTAAATTTGATAAGTATGGTAAAAGAGGAGTTGAGGCTTTAAGAGCTAACACTCCTATTGATACTGGACTATTGAAAGATTCTTGGTACTATGAGACTATAGTTGAGAAAGATAGAATAGAAATAAACTGGTATAATAGCGATATAGAAGGTGGTAGAAATGTTGCAATTCTAGTTCAGTTTGGCCATGCTACTAGAAATGGTTCTTGGGTTGAGGGTAGGGATTTCATCAATCCTGCCCTAGCTCAAGTTTTTGATGATATGGCTGATGAAATATGGACGGAGGTGATTAACTCATGAGCAAGTCAATTGATGAAAGAATTGTTCAAATGCGATTTGACAATGCCGCATTCGAGAAAGGCGTTGCACAGACTAAGAAATCGTTAGAAGAGTTAAAAGAGAAAACTCAGTTTAAGAATACTTCTAAAGGATTAGAAGAAATTTCAAAGGCTGCTCATAGAGTCGATCTGTCTCCATTATCGCAAGGAATAGAAACGGTTAACATGAAGTTCTCAGCAATGAGGACTGTTGCCGAAACTGTATTTAAAAACTTAACCACATCTGCTATGCAGACTGGTAGTAAAATAGTAAATGCTCTTATATCGCCAATTGTTGAGGGTGGTAAAAACAGAGCATTAAATCTTGAGAATGCACAATTTCAGATTGAAGGTCTTTTAGGTAAAGAAGCCCTAGAAGATGGTTTAACTGCTTGGGAGAAAGTAAAAGATGCAGCTGATTACGCCGTAACCGATACAGCTTATGGATTAGATGCAGCAGCTAAAGCCGCATCACAATTAGCAGCTTCAGGTATAGACCTCGGTAAAGATATGAAAGATTCATTAAGAGGTATATCTGGTGTAGCAGCTATGACTAATTCAGATTTTGATTCCATAGCCCAAATATTTACAAAAGTGGCTGGTAATGGTCGTTTAATGGGTGAGGAATTAAATCAGTTAAGTGCTAGAGGTATAAATGCTGCCGCTACATTAGCTCAGCAGATGGGTATAACTGAAAAAGAAGTTAGAGATATGACTTCTAAAGGTCAGATAGATTTCCTAACGTTTGCAAAAGCTATGGATAATGCTTTTGGTGAACATGCTAAAGATGCTAATAATACATTCACAGGTTCTTTATCTAACATGAAGGCCGCCTTAGCCAGAATAGGTGCTGATTTTTGGTCACCATTCTTAAATGTATCAAGAGATGTATTTAATACAATGACGGCACTCTTTAAACAGTTAAAACCACTGTTATCAAATTCTATAACCAATTCTATAAACGAAAATGTTAGAAAAGTAGCTAACAGTTTTATGGGATGGATAAATAAGATTACAGAGGGACTGCGTACTGCTAAAATTGGTTTGGAATGGTTCATACCAATCTGGTCTCATCAGGCTGACAAATATGGTCAGGTTATAGAGGGTGGTGCCGAACAAGCAGAAGAAGCCTGGAATAGATTAATTTCAGGTGAGGTCGAGTTATCAGAAGAAGCTTGGAAAAGATTAGTATCAATGACCGATAGATCTAAGGAAACATTGATGCAGTCACAAGAGTGGTATGCTGCTCAAGTTTTCTCTGGATTTAAGAACGCAGCAGAATCATTAAGAGAATCGATATCTGCAGTATTTTATGCAGTAGCAAACTCTTTTAAGATTGTTAGTAATTTTATAGGATTTAAGAGCGATATGCTATCAATAGCATATTTGGTTAACAGCATCGCTTTGACAATAAAAAGAGTTACAACTGGTGTATCGGATAGTTTAGGAAGAATAGCCGATATGATAGCTGAAACCAGATCTAAATTCTTAAATGATCTAATGAAAGATTCTGAAAATTGGTCTGGGGAAATGTCTTCTCTATTAAGCTTCCTAGTTAATGTCATATCTACTGTAATAGGTAAGTTAGTTACTATATTTGAAAAAGTAATGACTATTATAGGATATGTATTAAAAGCTGTTGAGATGATATATCTGACAATATCCTCTATTATACAAGAAATAGTAAATTCTATATCTTCTAAAATAATATCTCTAAAAATGACATCCAAAAATATTATTAGTATTTGGGATGAAGTAAAAAAACATATAGAATGGGGATTAGAAGTATTATCTAAAGTATTAATAAAGATTTTTCAAACTTTTGATGCTTTATGGAATAATTTAGTATTTCCTGTGATATCTGTAATCTTAACAATAGTTTTCAGAGTAAGAGACGTTGTTGTTACTATATTTAATATATTAATAACGGCCATTACTAAGTTTATAGATCTAGTGTTACCAGTATTAACTACTATATCTACTAAATTGAGTGGTGTAATATTAGACGTATTGCAATATATAGCCAAAGTTATAAATACTATAGCTACAATGCTGGCTGATAATATTATACCAGCGTTTGAATACTTATGGACTACTATCAAACCTATATTTGATTACTTAAAAGAGTCTTTTAAAACTATAATAAAAGATTCTGGATTATTAGAAATAGCGTTATTAGCAATTTCAAAAGTTACAGACTTCTTTGCACCAAAGATTAAGAAGATTAAAGATACCTTGTCTAAGATGACAGGTGACATAAAGAAGAATACTGAAAATTGGGAAAACTGGAAACGTGCATTAGATAAAATCACTAATTTAGTTGATAGATTAGCACATAAATTGGTTGAACTAGTTTCCAAAATAGTGGACTTCACAAAGAGAACGGTTGAAACTGTAAGATCTAGTGAAGCATTTGCGAAGATATCTGAAACTTTAAAAGATGTAATAACTACAATAAAAGATTCATTTGGTAAATTGTCACCAACTATGAAATCCTTGAAGGATTCATTCTTATCAATTGCCAAATCTGCAACTGGTTCTTTAATACCAACCTTAGTTACGCTAGCAGGTAAAATAGTTGAATCTATAGCACCTGCGATTGTTAAGATTATCGAATTGTTTGACTCCTTTATAAAAGCAGCAATCAAAATGGGTAGTCAAGTTAAGGAAAGTCTAGGACCAGCTTTTGAAGGGGTAGGGAAAACTGTAAAATCTCTATCCGATACCTTCGGCGGATTCGTTGGCGGAAAGATTAGTTCGATTACTAATTTCTTTGACGATTTCGCTAAAGGAACACAACATATACAGGCTACAGCTGAAGACGGAACTGTACTTCTTGATGATACAGTTACAAAGGCTGAGCGAGCATCTCAAAATTATAAAGCCGTAGCAGAATATTATAAAGAAGGCACAAAAACTATTTCTCATGAAATGAGGTATGCCTCTAGAAATATGAAAGGTGCTATAGAAGGAGTCGCTGAGGTTAAAGAAGATTCAAAGACTGTAAGTCAAAATCTAAGTGATACGCTTAATAATCTTATAAATGGCCCATCTACAGGTAACGTATATCTTGATACCTTAAAATATTTTGGCGGTACAGCTTATAAGGGCGGCATGTTTATATTTGACATGATAAAATCCCTTGGAGATATTATCAAAAACCTAGTTGACGGTTTGAAAAGTCTATCCCCTCAAATGACGGTATTAATAACTTACTTAACGACTAGTATGGTTGCTGGTATAAAAGTTGTTAATAGTTTAAGGGATACCGCTAACTCGTTTAAGAAAATGGGTGAGGGTATCGGTAGTCTAGGTAGTGGATTTAAAGCGTTAGGAGATGCATTACTAGGATTTGCCAAGTATAAAAACAAGATAGCGGTTGGCATAATGATTAAAGCTATAGGTTTGGCCGTATTAGAAGTTGCCGCAGCTTTTGTTATTATAGCCTTTGCTGTACAATATTTAGATTTAAAATCTGTAATATGGGCTACAGCTATAATAGGTACTTTCTTTGCATTAATGATTGTGCTAGGAGCAGTGTTTAGCGACAGAGTAGATAAATCTTCTAAAGAACTAAAGCCTAATCGTTGGAGAGCAGCTTTATTAGATGTTGCAAAATCAATGTTGATGATAGGCGGCAGTTTGATTATGGTTGCTATATCATTTGAAGTCTTAACATTTGCTTTAAAAAGTTTAAATGGTTTAAAATTAGAAGACTTATGGCAAGGAATAACCGCTTTAGGTATTATGATATTATTGATGGTAGGATTGATGCACGTATCATCAAGACTATTCTCAGTATCTACTCAAGGACCTGGTTTGGTAAAAGCTGGAGAAATGTATTATGATGGATCGTATCAAATAACAAACATCGCAAAAGGATTAATTCTTTATGCCGCAGCCATTTGGGTATTAGCTAAAGCATTAAAGTCATTAAAAGGCATAAAACTTGATGAGATTAATGAAGGAATAGCTGCTTTAGCGGCATTAATGGGATTGTTTATGCTATTAATATTAGTATCGAAATCCCATGCATTTTCAGGCAAAGGTACTAAGGGTGCTTTGCAAACAGCCTCAGATAATCTCTTTCAATATGAAAATTCAGGAAGAGAAATGGCTCTAGCTCTTAAGGGTTTTGCTACTGCTATTGTGATGTTATCTATATCTTTGAAGATATTAAGTACTATAGAACCTGGCAGTTTAAATGCTGGAATGAAAGCTTTAGAAACTATATTAGGTATATTTGTAGCTATGATAGCTATAGTATCGTTAAATAGTTTCAATTTTGAAAAGAGTGGATTTAAAGCCGCAGCACAATTTAAGAAAAATGAAAAGACTTTAGCTTCTTTAAGCGGAGCGTTAATGTCTTTTGCTGGTGCTATTCTTTTAATCTCAGCATCATTATTTGTACTATCACTAATACATCCTGATAAGTTGGAAAATGGCATGAGTGCTTTGATGAGATTTATGCTAGTTATGACTATTTGGCTTGCTATGGTAGAAGTAGCTGCAAATAAGCTAACACCGGCTAGATTAGCAAATTTGGCTGTGTTAATACAAGCTATGGGCATATTTATGTTAGCTATATCTAGCTCCTTATTAATCTTGGCTGGAGCTCTAATGATAATAAGCAATGTAAGCCCTTCGGGTATAGTTGCGGGAGAAATAGTATTTGGCATCTTCCTAGCTGAAGTATCTTACATATTGACGTATGTACAAAAGCACGTAAGGTCAATAAGTAATAATTGGAAGGGAATAGCCATAATAGCTGGCTTTATTATGTCTTTAGCTTTAGACATGATGATAATAGCTGCCGCAATCAAAGTAATGAGTACTATCGACTTCCCTAGTCAATTAGGATCTGTATTCTCATTAGCTGTTATATTAGGTGCTTTGTTGGCTGTAACATACGCAATTGTAAAATTCCAAAAAGAAATAGCTAAAGGCGAAACCAAGAGGGCGTTAATATTAGTTGGTTCATTTATAATGGCTATGGCTGCAACAATGTTAATCATAGCTACTGCGATTAAAACAATGTCCGGCATTGATTTCGGAACGATGATTGGTTCTGTAGCTGTTTTAATAGGATTCTTTACAATAATGGGCGCAGCAATAGCAATGATATCTATATTTGCAGCTCAGATATATATAGCATTACCAGCATTTGCTCTTGTTGGTGGAGCTCTTATAGTATTAGCAATTTCTATGAGTGTATTTGTTAATTCTTTGAAGAAATTATCAGAAATCTCAAAAGAAGGTGCTGATAACATAGCGTACACAATAAAAACTGCTGGTACAGCAATGATATCTTTATTCCCAATACTAGGAACAGCCTTAGCTGCAGGTATAGCTAATTTCTTAGTAGAATTAGCATCACAAGCAGATAGAATAGGAGAAGCAATAAATACATTGCTAACGACTATAGTCGCTAAATTGATAAGCCATATAGGTGAACGAATAAGAATGTATTTAGATGGTATAGTTCAGGCATTAACTATTATAACTGAATATTTACCAACTATAATAAATATGATATTCGATTTCCTAATCCAATTATTGGATGGTTTGATTGCTAGATTACCAGAACTAGTAGAAAGAGTTGTACAATTAGTATTTACTTTCTTTGCTAGTGTTGTTGATGCACTTGGCAATATTGATTTCCCTAAATTGATAGAGGGACTTACTGCTGTTGGATTGATGACTGCTATAACTGCTGGATTAGCTGCTATTAGTCTATTAATACCATTAGCTATTGTTGGTTTATTTGGACTACTTACAATGGCAGCTTTAATGACAGAAGTATTCTCATGGCTAGCTTCTATAGAAGGCTTTGCTTCGAAAATCGATAAAGCGTCAGAAGTAGCTAAAAAATTAGGCGGACTAATTGGTGACTTTATAGGTTCTATAGCTGGAGGAATTGTCGAAGGCTTTGCTTCTCACTTAGAGAATATTGGAACCGATCTAACAAAGTTCTCAGAAACAATTAGCGGATTTATAAACAATCTTGCTAACATGAATACTGATGGACTAGTTGGAAAAGTTGCTATGTTAACGGCTGCTATAGCTCTATTATCAGCTGGAGAATTTGTTGCTACTATAACTGGACTTGGTGATCTACCACAAAGAGCTGTACAACTTACAGCATTTGCTTTAGCTATGATGCCGTTTATATCAATATGTGCATCGATACCTGATGAAGCCGTAGCTGGAGCTAAAGCATTATCAACAATGATACTAGCAATAGCTGGTGCTGAATTAGCAGATAGTCTGTCTTTGTTTAGTAGTATGGGAGAGGTTATTGACACTTTTATACAAAAACTTCCTGGACTTGGACGAGCTATAGCTGAATTTGGATTTGCTGCTGAGAATATTAATACTGAAGCAACACTTAAGGCTTCTGAAGCAGCTAAGAATCTAGCAGAGATGGCTAAAGCATTACCAAATACTGGTGGCGTGGCAGGATTCTTTGCTGGAAACAATGACATGGATACATTTGGTACACAACTTGAGAAATTTGGTGAGTCGTTAGTCAAATTCTCAGACAGTGTTAGCACATTAAGTGATGAAAAAGTATCTGCTATAAATAAAGCAGCTGAAGCTGGAAAAGCTCTAGCTGAAATGGCTGAAGCTATACCAAACACTGGAGGACTAGTATCGGCTTTCACTGGAGATAATGACCCTGCTGTATGGGGCAAAAGCATGGAATCCTTAGGAACTAGCCTGGTAGAATTTTCAAAATCTGTAGGTAGTGAAGGATTTAATACTGAGGCCATAAATACAGCTGTTGGTGTAATGAATAGTATATCTGAAATGGCTGATGAAATACCTAATAGTGGAGGACTAGTTACAGCTTTCACAGGCGATAATGACCCTGCAATATGGGGATTTAAGCTATATTTATTAGGTTCATTCTTATATCTATTCTCTAAAGAATGCGAAAACATACAACCTGACGGATGTGTTAGAGCTGTTGAAGCTTTCGTTACAATAGGTAACAAGATAAAAGAATTTGCTGACATAACTATAAGTGATGTATTACAAGTAATGTTGCAATATGGACCAGCACTAAATTCTATAGCATCCACTTTGAGTGATTTTAGTGAAGAATTAGGAGATGGATTTGACCCATCACTGATAGTTCAAGCTGTTGATGGATGTAAAATATTAACGGATGCTGCTATCTATGTTTCCGCTCATGCTGGAGATTTAGAGAAATGTAAAGAACCATTAAAGACTTTCACAACTGCTATAGAAGACATGACCGATACGTTATCAGATACAGACGCTGATGAATTGCAAACTATAGCCGTATCGTTAGCTATATTAGCACCATCGATTACTAATTTCGGAAATAGCTTATTGTCATTCTCATCAACAGCGATGTCGTTTGGCGCAACTTATCAAGATGCCATGAACGTATTTGTTAACGCAACAAATCAATTCATGTTTACAGTATATTCTGTATTAGATAGTGTAAATCAAGCGATACCATTGATAGGTGCAAAAGCAGCTGAAATAATCACAACATTCTGTACAACCATGTCTTCTACTGTAGACGCATCAATTCCACAGATATTTGGCATGATTAATCATATTTTAGATACTATGATTAGCCAAGCTCAATTCTGGATGCCTATGATTAGAGAAAAAGGTAAAGAACTAATCTCTTCTCTATTCCAAGGAGCAGAAGGAGAACAAGGAAATGCGTCTGGTAAGATGGTTATGGTGGCAGTTAATGTAGCTGCAGGTTTAGCTAGAGGTTTATTATCTGGTGCTGTAACAAGCATGGTTAATTCAGCAGTAAGATCATTAGTAAACATTATTCCAGAAGGAATTCGTAAGATATTGAAGATTCAATCACCTTCAAAAGTTATGATTGGGTTAGCAAAGTATATTCCTATGGGATTAGCTGTTGGTATTAGGAATAATTCCGATATGGTTAATAGGGCTTCTGAAAACATGGTATTAGGAATGACTAATGCTATAGAAGAAACCATTAATACATTCAATGAGGATGCCGATCTTAATCCAACAATTAGACCTGTTGTTGATATGTCTAATGTCAGAACAAGTTCTAGAGAGATTAACTCTATGTTATCTGGTACGTCATTTAGTATGGCTGCTGGTATTCAAGCTAGAATTAAGAGCAATAGATATTACGATCCATATTCTGACATTACTAGCGCAATCAACACACTTCATAATGACTTACAAGAATTAGATGCTAACAATTACACAGTAAACGGAATAACATATGATGATGGTTCGAATGTTGCTAACGCAGTAGGCGAGCTAATAAGTGCAGTTAAAGTAGGAAGGAGAGCTTAATCAAAATGGGTATATATATAAAACCAGCGAATCCGCCAATAGGATGGCAAGATGATGAACATACTACAGTATTTGTTAAGTGGTATTCCCCTTATGCTGGCACTAATTGGTTTGATGCTGAATTATATTTAAAAGAGTATAAGTTGATTTGGGAGTGCTGCTACTTCTTAGCAGGATGGACTGTTACAAAAACAGAAACTGTTCCAATAGATCATGCAGCGCTTCCCAATTTCTATATGGCAACATACAAACCCCCAGAGAATGAAGGTGTTACCTCAGTTAGATGTTCTATATGCCCTGTTCCAGACCCATCGTTAAACGAATGCACAAGGAATAGGGTGTATGGTGCATGGGGCAGCTGTACATGGCCAGATTATTATCGGTATTTACAAATGGATGGACTATTTGGTCCTCCTGATTATACATCGGCGCCTAATGTGGAAATAGATACTGATAAAACGGGATTATCATTAAAAGCCAGCGTCTCAAATTATAGTGGACTAGGCGATATATTTATGACATTCCAGATTAAATACGATGGAAGCTCATTATATAGAAACGTAACAGTTCCGTATAATAAAAATGAGAAACTAGCTGAAGCAAAAGTAACATTGTTGCCTGGTCATAAGTATAAAGTAAGAGTTAGACCTTGTTTTAGCGCAAATGGCAATTATAACGCTTTCACTGCTAAAAATTGGTCTCCATATTCTTCTGAAGTATTGACAAGACCAGATACTCCTAAGAAGTTAACTCAATTATGTGCTGAACCAACCCTAGAATCACCAAATCTAATAAAAGTGGTAATACAAGAAGTCCCAACAGCTACCAAATACGGTATCGAATGGACGAAGGATAAGAAATATTTTGATACTGGTGCTAATGTCGAATCCGCAGAAACACTAGAAAATTCAAATACTGCTTATATTAATCCTGGATCGGGTGGATCTAGATATTATGTTAGAGTTAGGGCTATTAACGGTTCAGGTCAGTCGGAATGGTACCTATCACCAAAGACAATAGTTATTGGTAAAGAACCAGCAGCACCAACCACATGGACATTAACATCAACTTTTGTTGGTGGTCCTAGTAAAGATGCTGTATTCTATTGGACCCACAATTCTCAAGATGGCTCAACACAAAGAGCTGCCATTATACATCTCAATATTAATGGAACTGAACGAGATATTGAGTGGCCTGGTGTAGATTATGATCCGTCTTCCACTTATAAAGAAGGAGATTATGTAAAATATAATGGTGGAGTATACAGATGCAAGCAAGAAATATCAGTTCCTGAAGCTTGGGCTCCTAGTCATTGGCAATATATTGGTGATGGCATAGAGAATGATGATGTTTACTTCTATAAACTTAATCTTGGTAGCTTAGCCGAAGTAAATGGTGCCGTTATTAAGTGGAAAGTAAAGACTAGAGGTATTATGAGCGTAGACGCATACTCGGCTTATAGCCCATCTTCTACTTATAGAGAAGGAGATTATGTGGCTTATAACGGTCATATTTATACTTGTATACAAAACATAACAACTCCCGAAGCTTGGAATCCAAATCATTGGCTTGATAAAGGTGACGGCTATAGTAAATGGTCTACCGAAAGAGAGGTCAAAGTTTACGCACAACCTGAGGTTTCTCTTTTATTCAAGCCGAATATTTCTGGAATGTATACACGAATGGTTGGACGATACCATATAGATGTTGCTCCAGAAATAGCAGAAAGCTTACATGTAACAACTGAAGAAGCTGTTGAACTAATAATGAGTAATAATGTGGATTACTATCTATTCACAACAGTTCTTGATGAGGCGATAGCTGATTACAATTTGGAACATCAAAATGAACAGCCTTTAGAGTTACCATCTAACACTATATTCTCATATCCTATAAATTTGGAATGTACTAATGGACCATCTGTACAGAATCCTATGAGCTATACCTTCAAGATCATCTCTGCGTCAAGTTATGAGACTGAGGGATTCGATGGTGAGACTCAAAGTGTTGTAGCTGGTCAAGTATTGCGTACAAAATACGGAACATTCCCAGATAGCCAGATAGAAGATCCTCACGACTTTATGATTAACATAAAAGCATCAGATGTTCATCTGGAAAATGGTATGGATTATATTTTCAGCATAACTATTGGAATGGATAGTGGACTTACAGCTACTAATGACTCATTACGATTGACAACTAGCTTCGAAGGACAAAATGTATTACTCGCTGCTAGGGTGTCATATGATACAGACAGCTATATAGCATATATAAATCCTGTTGGATATTCTATGGATAAACCTCTTGTTGAGAGACAACCTCAATTGGCTGATAATTTAACATTGGCTGTTTATCGTAGAGAGTATAACGGTGAATATACGCTTATAGAAGAAGATATTTATAATTCCGGTTCGATAACAGTAACTGATCCACATCCTTCATTAAATAAGGGGATGTATAGGATTGTTTCTACTGATACAGTAACTGGAAATATTGATTTTCAGGATGTTAATTCTGATGGTATTCAAGACCCATGTATCATTATACAATGGAATGAGAAGGTGAAATCGTTAAGTGATATGCCAATCGTAACTGATCCTTTATCAGATCCTTTGTATGGTGGTTCTATAGTTAGATTGCCTTTTAACATCAAAACTAGCGAAAATAATAGTATTGATGTTGAACATATCAATTATATTGGAAGAAAGAGACCGGTTCCATATTTTGGAACTCAACTTGGTGAATCTGCTACTCTGAATTGTGAAATCGATAAAGCAGATGAGGATACACTATTCCAATTAAGAAGATTAGCTATATATATGGGTGAGGTATATGTTAGAGAACCATCTGGAATGGGTTACTGGGCTACAGTAGCTGTTTCACTTGATAGGTCTTATGATTCATTAGTAATACCAGTTACTATTAATGTTACTAGAGTTGAAGGAGATGGACGAGCATGATAGATTGGAAACGAAGCATGCAGCAAACCTACGAGTATTTCGAGGTTGATCCAAACACTTGGGGTGATAGGCGAAAAATCGATACCATAATCTCCTCAAGTGTATCTTTCGACCTTAATTCTGATACATTAGCAACAGCGAATGTTGAACTTACAGAAAACGTCGGAGAAATGTATATTCGTATATATTTGGTTGCTACTCAGGATGGAGATACTTATAGATTCTGTCTTGGAACATATTTGATTCAGACGCCGAATCTTAAATTTGATGGGAAAGTTAATAAAATATCAGCGGATGCATATTCTCCTTTACTCGAATTGAAGGAAAAATATGTACCATTAGGATTTTCTATAGCACCGGCTTCTCATATTTTAGAAACGGTGTCTGATATTTGTAGAGAGGTCACTAGGGCACCGGTTATTGCTTCGACAGGTGGAAAAATAATGGAAGGATTATATTTATCCGAAGTTGGAGACACTTATATGAAGTTTTTAACTGATGCTTTATCTGTGGCTCAGTATAGATTTGATCTAGATGATACAAATCGAATATTATTTGCACCTAAACAGGATAATGCAAGTCTTAGACCTGTATGGACCTTTGATGACGGGAATAGCTCAATACTATATTCTGATATTTCCATGGAAAAAGATCTATACGGAATACCAAACGTTGTGGAGGTATTATATTCTAGTAATAGTGGATACATGTATTCTAGAGTAGAAAATAATGAGGAAGGAAATCCATTGTCGATCGAAGGAAGAGGACGAGAGATTGTGCATAGGGATTCAAATCCATCATTTTCAGCAACGCCTACGCAAGCAGTACTTGACCAGTATGCTGAACAGTTATTAAGAAACCTTTCAACAATAGAAAGTAAGATAACCTATAAGCATGGTTATTGTCCTGTTCGTATAGGAGATAGTGTAAGACTTAATTATTCTAAAGCTGGTGTGAATGAAGTGATAGCAAAGGTGACATCACAGAAAATATCTTGCGTGCCGGGTTGTCCTGTTGAGGAAACCGCAGTATTTTCTTCATCTTTGTATAATGTTAGGTAATGAAAGGAGCCTACTTTATGTATTATTTTTTAAATTATGAATATGGTTTACGCAAATTCAATGATGCTGGTTATTGCATAGTTAGAAGATACGATAAAACTTTTTATATGCCAATAACAGAAAAAGAATTTGATATTTTAAAAGAAGCTTGGGAATTGCTGATTAGTGATGATGATAGAAGTAAAAAATCAGTAATAGAAAAATTTTCATTGTATGATATATTATTACCATTAGTTGATAAATATAATAGAGCGGATCCATGGCAATGTAAGATTTGTGATAATGATCTTCATATGGAAATGGAAGTAGCGATTACACAGCGATGCAATTATAATTGTAAGTATTGCTTTGAAGCTGCTGATGCCAATAAAATGACTGATGAATTTACATTGGAAGAAATGGATGTTTTATTAAATGATGCTGTTAGATGTGGTATAAATTGCATAGCATTAACCGGTGGTGAGCCTATGGTTCATAAAGATTTTATGAGTATCATTTCTCTAATATCTAATAAAGGTCTTGGTATATCAGAAATCCTAACAAATGGATCCATGATAACCGATGAATTTTTAGATAAATTGTCAACTTATGATTGCTGTAGATATACCGTATTTCGTATATCATTTGATGGTATAAATGGTAAACATAATGAGATAAGACAAACTAATTCTGAAGATGTTGTTTTAGAAAACATTAAAAAATGTATTGAACATGGCTTTAAAGTTAAAGTAACATATAATTTAAATCATTATAATGTCGTTGAGCTAGAAAATACAGCATCTTTAATGAGCGATATTGGCGTCTCAGAATTTAGAATTGTTAGAACCATGCCTTCTAGGAAACTTAGAGCATTAGGAATGGATAACATTATATTTAGTCATGAAGAATGGTTGAATATAGCACTAAATTTCGCAACATGGTATATGTATATTGGAAGTTATGATACCAATATGACTATTGATTTCTGGAACGTTTTCTATTTAAATCCTAGAAAGCACATGATCACATTAAATGCTATAAAAGGTTGTGGGCATAAAAATATAGATGATGAACTTATATTATGTCCATTAACAAAATCTCGTATATGTATATGTGGTGATGGTTCTATGGTTCCATGCCATCAAATTAGTGGTGGCTTAAAGAAACAGGGAATAGATCTTGGGAAC